TATACATCTCTTTTCGTCCAGCGCATTATATGTTCTAACTTATTCGGTACAAAAATATCACTTAACGCTATCCTTTTTACATTCGATCTTATCGTATCTATAATTTGTTGCTTTTCTCTTATTTCTCTAGTATCTACAACAACGCTGCTTCCCCCCGACCCCTTATTCTTTGTACCATCTTTACAACTATCTTTTAATTTCTCTTTTTCTTCTTCTATACTTTGAATTTCCTTTTCTAATACATCAATCTTATTTGATAGTACGTTGTTATGTTCAATAGCAGACATTAAATCATCAATAACTTCAGCAGGAATTTTAGAATTTTGAATTGCAAATTTTGCTATTTTTTCAACATCATTCGTTAGAAAAATCGTCGGTCCATCTGTAAGTGTGTGTGCATCATGTGTTGTAAAATAAATATTAGATTCATGTATTTTTACGCGCTTTATTTTCATTTTATTAAAAACTTCATCCCATTTGTCCGGTATAATATTTTTAAGAAGAACCAAGTAGTATAATTTTATATTTGTCATAGTAACATCCATGATATCCGCAAAGTATCTTTCTAATGAATACCTGCTGTTTGTGTATATTTTTTCTTCATTTACAAATATTATAAATTTTACTATCTCATTCAAGTCAAAATATCTTAAAAGTGTTTTGTAATTGCTGCAATGTTTAGCTGATTTCAACACATCCTCATATGATTCAAACAGAAAGTGGGGCAAGTCAACATAACCATCTTTGTTTACTATTGGAATAGATTTAGAGCAATCATGACTCACAATTGATACAACTTCTGCACCAATAAATCTTGTCCTGAAATCTAAAATAGTTGTCTGAATTTCATTCTCATGTGGGAGTGTCGCAGACGATAATACTACATTTGGTATTTGATTTTCAGTCCAGTTTTTCTTAATTAGTTTATGAAACTCATGTTCGCTATAGTCCAGTGAAATCGTAGGTTCGTCAAAATATGTAATTATATTGTTAACATTATTAAATGCCTTCATATATAACATGGCATGAATATATGATTTGATATCGCATATCATTATTTCTACTTCATCTCCTACAGTATTATCCACTTTACGAATTCGCCCATTTCTGTCACGCGTAGATTCTTTTGCAGCATAATAATGCAGCCTAATATCGCTCACACTATTACAACCAAAAGCAAATGCAATCTTTTTCATCGCACTTATTGCTGATTTCGCCAAGGCAAGACCAACGTGTCTAGCAGCGCATACAAAAATGATTCTATATTTTTTTGTAATAAATCCACCAACAGATACATCTGGATTTGGTATGTTAAATTGTTCGGATAGTCCAATCGGAGTAAGCGTTTTACCTGTACCCGTTGGTGCAATATATAATATAAGTTTAGGGTTGGGGTTTTTACAAACAGTGAATATTTGTTTCTGATGTTCATATAAAGAAAAGTCTTGGTACTTGAATAGGTATTCATTTTTTTCGATAAAATTATAAGCATATCTAATAAATGTTTTTATTTTGAAGTCATTCTCGTATCTTTCTAAAACATTTTCCACAAAGTTAATAACATACGTATTCAAGTTTTCGATTTCATTATTTTTCATAAACTTTAAGGTATAATAATAATAATACCAATTTGCCTTTTTATCTTCATAATATTCGATTAGCTGTTCTATAATTTCTAGCAAAACAAACTCATAAATTTTGTCGTTGTTTTCTTGAAAATTATTATTCACTATTCTCATCTCGTCTATTTTTTTTATTTTTAAATTTTTATTCTTTCCAATTATTTCTTCGCAGTTGTAACCTTTATAGTCATATTCTTCGCATATTTCTTCTATTCTTTTTCTAAAATATTTATTAAATAAAAATACCATAGTTTCTTCCGTAATAGATGTCTTTAAAATCCCAATTATAGACTTTGCTGTATTATATTTGATGTTCACGTTTGAAAAACCTTTTTTAATTAAACTGAGAATTTCAACTTCATCTTTAGATTCAGGTACTTCCATATAATCCCATTCGGCCTTTGATAACTTTTTTTGATATAAATCGATGTGTATGTCTACTTCGGGTTCGTGTTCGGTGTCATGTTCGCATGATTTATCATTTATATTTTCCACTGCGGCTTCTTGTTGCGTCATCTTATGATTAAACAGTATGTAAAATATACTATGTGTTTAGATGATTGAGAGTATGTAGGTGTCGTTATATAAAGTTAACAAGATATATTTAACCTACTTTAATATATTATATTATATGATATGTTAGTGGTAATATTCGAGTATACAAAATTGAAAGAATATATTTAGTATAATATAAGGGAAATGTCGTTAGCTTTTTCTGAAAACACAAACATGTCTAGTTCATCATCTCTTGTCATAGCATCATCTGAATCATTGGTTGTGTCTCCTATAATTATAAGTTTTGATGGGAATATCGGGTCAGGAAAATCTACAAAAGTGAAAGATATTGAAGAATATTATAATGCTCAAGGTCGAAAAGATATTCTCTTTATTCAAGAACCGGTCGATGCATGGAACTCTGTTGTTGACGAGAATGGTGTTACAATTCTTTCCAACTATTACAAAGACAAAAAAAGGTTTGCATTCAGACTTCAGATGCTTGCGTATATTTCCCGACTAGCACTTCTTCGCGATGCAATAAAAAAAGGTTATAAGTACATTATTACCGAGAGATGTGTTGGAACAGACAGAAATGTCTTTTCGAAAATGTTATACGATAAGGGCGACATAGAACATGACGAATATATTATTTATACAAAATGGTATGACGAATTTATAAGTGATGTACCGATTGGAGCAATTGTATATATAAAGGCATCTCCTGAAATATGTTTGAAACGCGTAAATATTCGCGCAAGAGAAGGAGAAAATATCCCACTTGAATACTTGAAAGAATGCGACAAGTACCATGATGAATGGATTAATAGTGAGAATATTCCAAAACTAGTTATCGATGCCGATATAGACTTGAAAACAAACCCGGAGGCCAATTTTGAAATACTGAAACAAATCGATACATTTATTCATTCACTTTAGATGCCAAACAGTACAAATATTAAACCATAATATTACCCATTTTCTATATACTTCACATCGAATATTCTGTGTGATTTATATTTTAATATATCCATCTCTTTACTAGTAGTAGGAAATAATTCATTACCATATATGTCTTGTAGTAATAGCCATTCAAACATTCCTCCAACATATATATATACATTAGTAAATCCTAGACCTATCAACTGTTCATATTTTTTATACGTCTTCTCATCGTTACAATTTCTACCATATACTATAATATGTTTATTCCGTGTTTTTTTTATAATAGAATTTATAATTTGTTCTTCTTGATCTATTTGAATTGTATTTTTTATTAGACACTTTTGCATGTTCGCTTCTAGCGTGTTTATTATAATATAGTTGTCGGTATTACTACCGCTACAAGCTTTTTGCATATCTTCACAATTTATTTTTCTTACTGATAATGTATTACCCATTATTTATATTAAAATTTTATTTCTAATAATAAAAATACTGTAATTATATTTTTATTATATTTTTTATATTTTTTAATTTATTATAACTCAATCATTAATTCATTTAATTTATTAAGTATTTCAATTGTTTAAGTAGTTTAATTAAAATTTACCACAATTTCTACTTTTTCCTTTTTTATACTTTTTGTAGCCGAAATAGACAATTCTTCACGTTTTTTTCTTGTCTTGTTATTTATATCCCCTGTAACAATACCGGCACTCACACTGTTATTGTGACTATCGTCATTAGCATCATTAGCATCATTAACATCGATACTTGTAGATTCAGTAGATGCGCTTGATACAGAAGAGCCAGACAATGATTTACTCTTTGAAGTACTATTTCGGTTATTCATATCTTTTTCAATATTTGAATAATTTTCTTCTATAAAATGAATTACATTGTTTTCTAGAGCCCATTTAAAAAAATTTAATTGACCAATTGTTGTCTGAATATATTTACCATCTTTGTATGGAACTGTTATCCTATCCCATCTACAAAATGGGTCAAATCTTTTCTTCGAATATGCTTTTAA